TGGTTTTGGCTGCGTCTATCGTGCTGTCAATTAGCTGGGCTTGTTCCGGCTGCCGGGCGTGCATTGCGTTTCTGAACCATTGTAGCAGGGCGTTTTCTGCTTCGATCTCTAGCTCGCGTAGTTCGTGGAGATTGTGGCGGTGGTTTGCTGCCATCTGGTGCTGGACGTATTCCGCGAATGCTTCCTCGGTGTCTTCGTCCAGCAAGTGGTCATAGGGTTGCATGTCGCGGGATGCTGCTTTGCGGGCGTGTTCGTGCAGTAGTTTGATACGGATGTAGTCAATCTGTAGCTGGTTCATTGGTCGATCCTTTGGTGTGGGTGGTTGGATGCCAAATTCGACACAGCCTCGGCATAGCACGGGGCCGTGTCGAATTTGGCATCGTATACCTCGTGCCCGATAGGGCCGGGGTCGGGTTAGTCGGCGCCGGTTGTGGCGCTGGTCTCCTCGGCGGCCACTGGCTCGGCTTCGTCAATTGCCTTGGCGTCGGCGATATGTCGGGGCGGGGCGCTGATGGAGATCGTGGCCTTGCCGTTGGGGGCGGTAGCTGGGGATAAGGCCACTGTGTGGCCTTTCCAGTGGGCGTAGTTGTCGGTTTTGGTAATCTCCATGAGTCGTTCGGCCTGGGTTTTGTTGCAGCATAGGCGTAGTTTTTTGCCGTGGAAGCGGACGATCAGCCGTGGTTCGTTGCGGCGGATGCGGGGGTTGAAGATCTCCTCCACGATGCAATCTTCGATAGTGACTACGGCGGTGCGACCCTGAAGGTTTTCCGGGCGCAGGTAGAAGGTGAATAGGTCGTGGATGCTAGGCATAGTTCAATTCCTCCTGAAAATAGCGGTTGGCGCAACCGGTGGAACAAAAGACTTCGTGGTCTTTCTCGTGGGCATAGTCGCCCACGTACAGCGGCTCTGCGCATTGTGCGCAGGTGGTCTCCTCGCTGTGGTGGTCGATGCGGTAGCGGCTTGTCCCGTGCCGCTGGCCGGGGGTGGGGCTGGTCTTGTGGGTGGGTGTCGCATTGCGGGGCATATAGTGTTCTCGCTTCTCGTGTAGCTGGTGGCGCTGTGCTGCGCTATCTGCCGGCTCGAAGGTGCGGATCAGTTCGCCACCAAAGAAAATGTTGACGATACGTTGCGGGTAGCCGCCGATCCACGTGATATGAGCGAGTACGGCCGCGCCGCGGCGGTTCAATTCCTGGATGATTATGTGCGCCTCGGCGTTGTGGAGGGCGGTTCGCTCCTGGTTGGCGTAGTTGCGGGCTAGTGCGTCGGCTAGTTGTTGGATGTTCATTGTTTGTCCTTTTGTGCGAGTCCCCAGGCTGGGGGCCCAGTGGGCGCCCAGCCTGGCGCTGTTGTTAGGTTGTTGCGGCAAGCGCGGGCGTTTCGCCAGTGGCGTACCAGTGTTGCCACTGCTGGCGGGTCCAGTTGGATTGATTGCCGGTTGGGGCTGGTGCAACCTGGTAGTGATCCGGCTCCAGCTTGGGGATCGGTCTGGCGTTGGCTAGCCAGTTTGCAAAAATGATAGCGTCGGCGTCGCTGGCAAATGAGGTTCCGCGGCTGCTCCAACAGGTTTGAAAATGGATGGCCGGCTGCTCCAGATTGGTTAGCGTGGCGGTTGCTTCGATGCGCATGAGGTATGTATTGGGATAGAGGCGTAACAGTTCTCTGGTTTGCCGATCCTGGCTGCGGCCGGCGTGGCGAATTGCCAGATGGCTCTTGAGGATTTCGACATAGGCGGCAAGGGCGATCAAGTGCTTGCAAAAGATGCGTCCCTCGGCGCGTGGCGCGCTGCCCTGCTGGAAGTCGGGGCAAGCGCAGGCGCGTTCGTCGATAGTGCTGACGGCGTATGATTTGCCGTTGTTGTTCTGGCTCCATACGCGCCACCTGTAGTCTATGGCGTCAACATTGCCATCGAGCAGGCTTTGTTGTGCTTTCTCGATGCGGCTGGCGAGGTGCGGCCAACGGGCGGCTGCTCGTTGCATGAGTGGTTGGATTTCGTGAAGTTGTGGTCGGTATAGCATAATCAATTATCCTTTCCTCTAGTTGGGTTGGGATGGGCGCTTGCCGTGTTGTGCGCACCGGCAAGCGCCGCTTCGTTTAGATAGGCCGTGCCTGTTTGGGCAAGCGGGCAACGGGGTACTGGTTGGATAGCTGCGATACAGTGATCTTGCCGGTGGCCGGCTGCTGGCTGGCGTAGAGATCGACCGCGATGACGTGATCTCCCTCCTGGCGGTAGATCGTGACAACGGCGGTGGCTGTGTTGCAAGCGGGCGATGGTTTGATGTGGCTGTAGCCTAGCCTTTGGGCGGCGTGTGCGATACAGGCGATCAATAATTCCTCGGCGTGCATGAGCGTTGCTCCTCTCTAAAATTCCAGTTCTGACAGGTTATCAAGTGAAAAATCAAGCTGACCATTGCAGATCGGGCAAAGGCGGGGGGATTCTTTGCGGTTCTTTAGCTTGCGTTCAAAGTGGCGGTCTGCACCGGGCCAAACTTTGACCAGGCGGATTTTGCAACCGGCGTCGGCGGCAACCTGGGTCAACCGGGCGCCTTGCCCGGCGCGATGGAGCGCCAGACGTGCGGCGATGTCATCGGCATATCCCAGATAGTGGCGTGCGTGCTTGTAGGCCGGCTCGAAGTGGATCAGATAGACTCCTTGCATGATTGCTCCTCGCCCGCGGCGCTGCCCCCCGCGCGGCGGGCCTACTGGTTTAGCTGTTTTCGCTGTCGGCCTGTAATGCTCGCTCAAGGCATGAGATCGCCAGTACGAGGGCGGTTTGCTTGCCAAGATGCCACCCGGCCACAAAATCGCTGTCGCTGGGCTGCTGTTCGTCTTCGATTTCGTTGATGCGGTTGCGCATGTAAGCAAGGTCTTGCAGTAGGCGTTGGCGTAGAAGTTGTTCGCTTTGAGGCATGATAGAAGCTCCTGTGAGAATGGGCCGCGCCAGGGCTGGCGCGGCGGGCCAGAACACTAAAATAGAGACAACTGGCAAGCGGCGGCGCGGTTAAGTGGGCCAGGCCGGCCGGGGACCCAACGGCGGCGGGCGGGGGCGGGCGACGTGGCGCCACAGACGGCACAATAGCAGTAGGGCGCCTCGGCGCCAGACGCTGACAGCACAAGCGCCCACGCGCCACACCCGCGGCAGGGGCAAGAGTGAACCACCACAGAGAGTGGGGCCAGCGGCGGGGAGCCGGGCGCGGGCGGGCACGACGGGCAACGAATGACAGCACAGTGTGGCGAACACATGAGCACAACCCCCTAAATGAACGGACAAGGGACGGGCAACGAAACAGACCAACCTGACGCACCCAGACGGCGCAGGCTGGGGCGCACCCCCTGGGCTGCCCACGAGCGGGCAAACGCGCAGGCGGCGGGGCGGGCGGCGAAAGCGAACGACGCAGACCAGCCAGACGGGGAACGGCGGGAAGCTGCAAAAAGGGCGACGGTAGCGCCGGCGGGAAGCGGCGAACGTGGCGAGAGAGTGGCGAGCATAAAACCTCCTGAAATACCGTAAAACAACGAAAATATGACTAAATTATAATGCAAAATAACGCACAAAGCCGGACGCAACGCTTGCAGTTAGCTGACAAAATGGAGCATGACAAACTAAACGGCCTGGCGTGGCGAGGGCGTGGCGCGGCGGCCGGCCGGGGCGCGGCGGCGGCGGCGTGGCGAGGGCGTGGCGATGTTTAGCAAGTTGTGGGGCCATTGCGCCCAGTGCAGCCGCTCCCCCTTTGGGGGCGGGGGGGGGAATGCTGTAACGTTCGTTGCGCGGCATGTAGCGATGCCGACCGGAGTAAGCGAGTGGAGCAGCCGAAGCGAAGCCGACCGACGACCGACCGACCGAAGCCCCAACGAGGCCACCGCGCAACGGAGGGAGCAGCCAACGCCCCCCGGTGAAGCCAGGTAAGCACGTAGCGAGGACGGCGCACCCGAAGGGCCGTAACGAAGTGAAGGAGCCGAAGTGGAGCGAAGCGAAGTGAAGCGAATGCGCAACGTAGCGTAGCGGAGCGTAGGCTTGCGACCGCCCGCAGCGGAGTGCTATCCTGCGCGAAAGCGAGGGGGCTTGGTTGCGACCGTAGTGCAGGGTGGCCCGTGGGCGAGGGAGGGAAGGAGGAGGGCGGCGAGCGTAGGCGCGGAACGAGCGCAGCGCAGGGAGGTGGAGCGGTCCCGCAGCGGGGGACCGCTCCTACTCGGCTCCCCGTCCGTAGCCATTGGGGAGCGCGCCGGATAGTTACAGCGCGCCATCTGGAGTGGTGCTGCCTGCTGGTGCGGCCCGCGAAGTGGTGGGATTGCTGGTTTGCTGACGGGCTATCCAACGGTCGAGCCAGGCCAGGAACGACGATTCGGGCGATTCCCAGCGGTTGCTACCTGGGATCTTGCGGGCGTTGGCGATGTTGCCGCGGTCGTAGGCGCTGACGAGGGTTGTGGCTGGGAGGTGTACGCCGCGTAGTTGGGCGATCCTTCTGGCTTCGATGCTACTGATGTAGCGGTCTGGATTGACGGGTTGTTGATGGGCAAGCAGATAGGCGCTGATCTGTCTGTGTAGAGCGGTTAGGTCGTCAATTGTACGAACTGTGATTGTTTCGTCGTCGGTGAGGTGGATGCTGTTATCGATCAGTATGACGGTGCTGGCCATGGTGTTGCCTCTGTGCGTTGGTGATTGTGATGGATCTGGAAACTAATGCAGAAAGATAACGCAAGATAACGCAAAATGCAAATAGGTGTTGCGCAAATCCGACACGGTCCCGGCATAGCACGGGGTGCATGTCGGATTTGTGTTTTGATGTCTGTTCGCCCCCTTGCCTCGGCTGGATGCACTCTACACTGGTGCAGTGACGTTGAACGGCTCTCGACCCACCCAAATCACCGGAAAAGTGCGAAAAAGTCGAGTGGTGCAAAGGGCGCCAAAGTAGCAGACGATGGAGGCTGGGCGATGGGGGATGGTGTGGCAAAGTGGGACAAAGGATGGGGGGGATTGGGATTCGCACAAACGTTCGTTTGGTGGGTGAGCGGCTGTGCTATGCTGTTGGAACGTTGGAACGTAGAACGTAGAACGTAGAACGTCGTCGAGATGTCCACTCGATTCAGTTAACGAGCTTCGTATACTATGTCCGGTGATCATCTCGACGACGTTCCCTGTTCTACGTTCCCTGCTCTACGTTCTACGTTCAGGGGGGTAGGTGAGTGATGTTATGGATCAGTGGTGGATCGTGATTCTGGCATTAGGGTTGGTGGCGTTGAGTGGTTACGTGTTCCGGCGGCGGTGGTTGGGGGTTGTCACGCTGCGAGAGCTGGAGCTTGAGCGGGAGATTGCCAAGCTGCGCCACGAACTGGAGAAGCTGCGGGAAGAACTGTATGAGAGCTCGCGGCGGGAATCGTCGGCGCTGCTGCAGGTGAATGAGTTGCGCATGTCGGTGCAGAATCTGGTGACGGAACTGGACGGCGTGCGGCAGGCGCAGGCGCAATTGAGCCAGGCTGTGCATTCTCGTCGGCTGCTGCTGGTGCTGGGGTCGGAGCGGCGTGTGAATGTGGATCTGGCGGCTGCTCGTGCGGTGCGGCGTCAGACGGGGCTGGACTTTGTGCGGGTGCAGGATGCGACGGCAGAGACCATTGAGCGGCATCTGGATCGGGCGCGGGCGTTGGGGCGGCCATTCGACTATGTACATATCGCGGCGCATGGCGACCGGCAGGGCGTGGAGTTGGGGGGGCAACTGGTGACGTGGGATTGGCTGTCGGGCGTGCTGGATGGGGTGCAGGTGCTGGTGGTGGCGGCGTGCGAATCGACGATTCTGGCGGATTGGCTGGGCGTGGTGCCGTATGTGGTGTCGGTGAGCGAACGGGTTGAGAACGAAGATGCGGGTCGGTTTGCACAAGCGTTCTGGATGGAGATCGGGCGGGGGGTGGCTCCGGCTGAGGCGTATGATCGGGCGCTGGCGCGGTGTCCGGCGCAGATGCGTGAGTTTGTGATAGCGCACTGGTGATACTAATGGTGAATTGTGAACTGAGAATTGTGAATTGCTAATGGGGTTTGCTCGCCGAGGAGTTATTAGCTATTCACCATGGACAGTTCACCATTATGGGGGGATATCTACAATGGAAACCGAAGGCCGGGAATCAACCGAAGCGAAACCGTGGGATCAGCAGGCGGGGGAGTCGTCGTTTTGGTTCAACCGGTTTACGCAGTACCGGCTGTTGGGGCCGCGACGGTCGATTGACAGTGCGCATAGAGCGAGTAAGCCGGTTGAGGGGTTGACGGGGCAGACGGCGGGTTCGCACTGGTTCAAGGCGGCGAAGGAATGGAATTGGAAAGAGCGGGCGGAAGCGTGGGACCAAGCGGAACGTGAGGAGTTCGTGGCGAGTGAGGCGGCGCGGCGTCTGGATGCGCGGCGGCGGCGGCTGGAGATCATCGAGGAAGTGCAGGAACATGCGTACAAAGCGATTGTGGCGGCTGAACTGGACAGGCTGGACAAGTACACGGCTCGGGAACTGTTGGGTCAGACGCGGATGTTGCTGGCGGATTCGCTGAAGGCGCAACGGCTGGAATATGGGGAAAGTACGGAGATCATGCAGCAGGGGTTGCTGTTCTCAGCGGATGACCTGGCTGCTGCTGAGGCAGAATTGGAAGCATGGGCGAACGAAAAGCTGGAAAAGCAGCCCACAGAGAACACGGAGTAGGCACGGAGAGCACAGAGAGTTCTTCGAGGTCTCTCCGTGCCCTCTGTGTCTCCTCTGCGCTCTTTTTTAGCATGGGCGAACGAAAAGCTGGAAAAGCAGCCCACAGAGAACACGGAGTAGGCACGGAGAGCACAGAGAGTTCTCCGAGGTCTCTCCGTGCCCTTTGTGTCTCCTCTGCGCTCTCTGTGTTCCTTTTTTACCATGGGCGAACGAAAAGAGTGGCGAAAGTGCAGCCGATCCTGCGCCTACTTCCTGAATGAGTATGGGTGGATCTACAACGCTACGGTGAGGGACTGGATCCGGTTTGACTTGTGGCCGGCGCAGGTGGAGATGTTGGGGCGTCTGCTGGCGGCGCGACAGTGTTTGGTGCTCAAGGCCAGGCAGTTGGGTTTGACGTGGCTGGTGTTGGGGTATGCGTTGTGGTTACTGATCTACCGGCCGGCTGCGACGGTGCTCTTGTTCTCGCTGCGGGATGGTGAGGCGGTGGAACTGCTGAAGCGGTTGAAGGGGATGTATGGCCGGCTGCCGGTGTGGTCTAGATGCCGGGGGGTGACGTTTGACAGTGCGCATGAGTGGGTGTTGTCGAATGGCTCGGTGGCGCGGGCGTTTCCGACGACCGGGGGGCGGTCGTACACGGCATCGTTGGTGGTGGTGGATGAGGCCGACTTTATCCCAAACTTGGGTGACTTTCTCAATGCGGTCAAGCCGACAGTAGATGCGGGTGGGCAACTGGTGATGATTTCCACGGTGGACAAAGGCGAACCGCTCTCCACATTCAAAAGTCTGGTGAGGGATGGCCTGGTAGGTCGCAACGAGTATGAGACCGTCTTCTTGCCGTGGTCGGCTCGCCCAGATCGTACAGCCGAATGGTACGAACGAATTGCAGCGGATATGCGGTCTCAGGCAGGGGGTAGCGATGACGATCTGTTCCAAGAGTATCCGGGGTCGGTTGATGAGGCGCTTGCGCCCAGACAACAAGACAAACGCTTCCCGTTTGCCTGGATCAGCGCTGTATCGGTGGACATTGAACCTGTCACTGATGGGGTCCCGGCGCTGGCTGGCCTGCGGGTGTACGTGGCGCCGGAACCGGGTCGAAGTTACGTGGTGGGTGCAGACTGCGCCGAAGGGAACCCAAACTCGGATGATTCGGTGGCTTGTGTACTGGAAAGTGAGACGTGGGGACAGGTGGCAGTGCTGGCGGGGAAATTTGAACCCGGAACATTTGCCGGGGCGCTGGATCAACTGGCTGCTTGGTACAACCAAGCCAGTGTGATGGTCGAACGCAACAACCACGGCCATGCCACACTTCTGGCGCTCGATGAGAGCGGCAAAAGCCACGTCATGGCCGGCTACGACAAACGACCTGGCTGGTTCTCGAACGCGAAGGGCAAAACGCTCATGTATGACCTGGCGGCTGAGGTGTTGCGGGACGGAACTACGGCAGTACCCGACCGCGAAACGCGCCAGCAGCTTGCAACGATTGAGGCGAACACGCTTCGGGCGCCAAACGGTCTGCTGGATGATCACGCAGATGCGTACTGTCTGGCGCTGGCGGGGCTGAAGTTTGGATGGGTGTCGGGTGAGGAATCGACGGCGGTGGCTCCGGTGGATGCGCTGGCGGTGATGGACAAGGGAGGGTGGTAATGGAGTTAATGGAGTATTTGAAGGGCTTGTATGGTGGTCTGCCTGAGCGGGTGCGTGGTCTGGTGGTGGTCATAGCGATCATGGCGGTAATAGCAATTGTCTGGCTGCTGCTGGCGTATGGGATTGACCTGACCGGCCTGATTGACTCGCTGCGGAGTGACAAATGAACTGGCTACAACGGGTTGCGAAGTGGCTTGGGGATGTATCGGGCCTGGCCTCGGTGACGGCTGTTCCGGTGGGGCGTGAGGATGACGGTCTGGTTCCGTTCCGGCCGGCGGGGACGCAGTATGACAAACAGTGGTGGGAGTTGGCGGAAGAGATCGACACCGCCCGCGAGGCGTGGCGAAGGAACCCGCTGGCAAAGCGGATCATCGGCATGACGACGGCGTATGTGATCGGGCCGGGGATAACGCTGTCGTCGAACCGCCCGCAGCTAGCGAAGTTTATCAACGAATTTTGGTCGCATGAGAAAAACATGATCGGGATGCGGCTGGATGATTGGTGTGACGAGTTGGGGCGGGCGGGGGAACTGTTTCCGGTGCTGTTTACCAACCCGGTGGATGGGATGTCGTACGTGCGGACGGTTCCGGCTGCGCTGATCGACCAGGTGGAATGGCTGCGAGGGGATTATGAGAGTGAGTTGCGGTATCGGGAGATAACGGCAGTGGGTGAGGATGAAAAGTGGTGGATTTCGCCGTATCACCCAGATGCGCATGAGCCGTTGGCGGATGGGACGTTGCGGCCGTGGATGTTGCATTTTGCGATCAACCGGGTAGTGGGTGCGGTGCGTGGGGAGTCTGACCTTGCGCCGATCCTGACCTGGTTGCGGCGGTACAATGGTTGGCTCGAAGATCGGGTGCGGATGAATGCGGCAATGCGGGCGTTTTTGTGGATCGTGTATGGACCGCAACGGCTGCTGGCGGGTTTGCGGGAACGGTATCGTACGCCGCCGGAGCCGGGCACGATCATCATTGCGGAAGAAGGGGCTGAGAAGTGGGAAGCGGTTGCGCCGAACCTGAACGCGAGGGACGCGAAAGAGGATGGCAAGGCGATCCGCTGGATGGTGGCGGCGGGTGGGCCGGGTACGACGCTGGGCGATCTGGGTGAGGGCGAAGGAACAGGGTTGCGGGCGGGCCATGATGCGAGTGAGTTGCGGCGGCGGTTTCTGCTGCGGCGGCAACGGTATTTCTGTCACATGCTGGCGGTGCTGACGGTGACGGCGTACAACCGGTGGCTGTTTGTGGGCAGGCGGCGGTATGCGCGGGCTCAGGTGACGGATGTGATTGTCCACGCGCCGGACATCAGCGCGGAAGACAACGAACTGCTGGCGGGTGCTGTGCGTGACCTGATGGCTTCGTTTGTGGACCTGGAACGGTTTGTGGGCCGGTCGGATGCGTTCAAGGCGCTGGCGCTACGGATGTTTGCCCGGTATAGCGGTGAGCAGATCGGCGAAACGGAATTTGGCGCGTTGGTGGCGGGTCAACAGCAGTCCACAGAGAGCACAGAGTAGGCACGGAGGGCACAGAGAGTTTTCAGAGGTCTCTCAGTGGTCTCCGTGTCTCCTCAGCGTTCTCTGTGAACCGGTTTTTGGGAAGGGGTGAGTGATGGCGATGGGAGTGAGTGAGCGGGTGCGGTTGGCAGCGAAGGGTGGGGGTCGGACGAAGATTGACCATGACAAGCGGGTGATCTTTGGCGTCTCCTGTGCGCAGGCAGTTGAAGCGCTCGGGCATGGGATGATTCTGGACACCAAGACGCTGGATCAACTGGTGGAACTGGGCAACGGGGCGAAGGGTGGCAGGGGTGTCAAGAGCCGGTACACGCATCCGGGGCTGTCGAGTGACGGCATGGGCAAGTATTTGGGCCGTCTGCGCAACTGGCGACGGGTGGGGGATCGGGCGCTGGCGGATTTGCACTTGTCGGAGATGGCGTCGAAGTCCCCCGATGGCGACCTGGGCAGCTATGTGCTAGGAATGGCACAAGAGGACCCGGAGTCGTTTGGGTTGTCGGTCTCGATCTCGATCAGCCGGGTGTGGGTGCTGGAAGGTGGCGTAGAGATTCCGTGGCGTTCTGGCGAGAAACCGCCAGAGGGGGCAACCACAGATAAGCCGATTGTGCGAGTGAAGGAATTGCACGCCTGTGACGTAGTAGACGAACCGGCTGCCAACCGGGACGGGCTGTTTTCTTCAGCACTGTGGGGCACAAACCAACTAGCTGCTGAGGCCTTTGAGGAGCTTGATCGTCTGCTTGAGGAGTACAACGTGAGTCCGGAGCGGGCGTTTGAGTTTGCGCTGTCGTATTTGGCGCAACGGGGTGTAGATGTGAGTGAGTTTCGTCGGTTGGAAAGGCTAGATGAAGTGGAGGAGTGGAGTGCAATGGATACTGAAGTGAAGGTGAGCTCGGGTGAGCGGGGCGATGCAGTGGCGCAAGGTTCTGAGGCAGCGATTGCCAACATGAACGAATGGACGGCGGCGGTAGCGCGGTCGGCGGCAATGAAGATTGTGCAGGATGCGGCGCTACCGGGTCCAAGCAAAGAGCGGCTAATGCGGCGGCAGTTTGCTAACCCAGCGGAAGCGTATCAGGCTATCGAAGATGAGCGGAGCTACATTGCCAGCTTGCAGGCGGATCGGACGGTGACGGGGCTGCATCCGGTAGTGGAGCGGATGCGCGACAGCCATGATCAGTTGCAAGAGGCCATGGACTGGATGTTGGGTGTTCCGGGGGTGGCGGCTCCGGCGCCGAACCTGCGGTCGTTCCGTGACCTGTATCTGTACATCACGGGTGACTATGACTTCTATGGGGTATTTGACCCGGATCGGAGCAACTTTGCGGCGGCCAACACGAGCACGCTGGCGGGGATGGCGGTCAATGCGCTGAACAAGGCTGTGATGATGCACTACAACCAGATGACGCTGTGGCGCTGGTATGAGCCGATTGTGGCGGTGGTGCCGCATGACGGGTCAACGCATGACGTGCAGATGATCTACGTGGACGGCGTGGCAAACCTGGATGTTGTGGGGGAAGGGCAGGCGTACCAGGAAAAGACGGTCGGCGACAGCAAGGAGAGCATGGCCTTTACCAAGCTGGGCAACTTTGTGGGGATCACGCTGGAGATGATCCGCCGTAGCGACATTGCCCGGATTCAGGCGATCCCGCGTGTGCTGGCGATTTCCAGCTTGCGCACGCGGTCGGCGGCCATCGCCAGCATCTTCACGGTCAACGGGGGCACGGGGCCGACGCTGGCGCAGGATAGCACCGTGCTGTTTCACGTTGCGAATCATGGCAATTTGGGCACGGCGGCGTTCTCGGCGGCTGAGTGGGCGGTGGCTCGGAGTCGCATCTACAAGCAGGTGGTGCCGGGCACGGGCAAGCCGTTTGGCGTGTGGCCGCGCTATGTGTTGCTGCCGATTGATCTCTATGATGCGGCGTTGGAGTTGTTCGGCTATGGCGCGGGTCGTGAGGAAGTGGGGCGGGCGGTTGCCACTGGGCAGACGGTCAACCCATACGCGCAGGATCGGCCGAACGATCCGCGCCCGATCCCGATTGCTGTGCCGGACTGGACGGACACGAGCGATTGGGCGTACATAGTCGATCCGCGCTTGCAACCGGTGATCAACATGGCGTTTGCCAACAACCCGGGGGGCAATAGCTTCCCGCCGCCTGAACTGTTCGAGGTGCGGGGGGAGACGAACGGGTTGATGTTCACCAACGATACGCTGCCGGTGAAGGTGCGTGACTGGTGGTCGTATGGGGTCAGCACGTATGTCGGGGTGGGACGAAATCTTGTCTCTTAGGGCGTAAGCCCAGGGCGATAGCTGTCCAGTGCGGAGATGAGGAAGTTATCTACATCGTCCACCGTGTAGGGTATCTCGATGAGGTGGAAGCCATGGGAAGCGGCATATTCGCGCTTGATCGCATCACGTTTGAGCAAGGTCCTGTACGCTTTCTCGGCACGGCGTTTGTCTTTGCCACTGAAATCGACAGGGTGAAAATGCTGCTTCCCCTGGTACTCGATCAGGATACGGTAATCGGGCAGGTAGAAATCGAAGGGGAGAACATGAATATGGCGACAGGCATCAAAGCGCTTCTCCCGTTCATATGGAATGCCATGTTGTTTGAGGCAATCGAGCACTGCCCGTTCGCCAGCGGAGTCGCCAGCATAGGAACATTTCCGGCAACCCCTAAGCCCGTTATAGGAAGTTTCCCAGGTATGGCCACAGGTGCAACGCCAGGTGGTTTTCTCGTGAGTCGATGCAGGATAAGGACCAAGCCAGATGTGGCCATACCGAGCGGCGCGTGCGTGATAATCGGCTTCGGTCTTTCTTGTGCGACTCGCGCAATGGGCGCAGTCATGGCCGGCATAGGCAATAGCAGTGTAGGATGTTTCCCAGATATGACCGTTGCGGCAAAGCCACTGGGTTTTGTCACTGGTGGATTGTGGGAGTGGTCCAAGCCATTCAAAACCTCGTTCTTTCGCAATGTAGTGATAGTCCTTTGGGGTCTTTTGTCTCTGGCCAGAACACTCGTTGCAGCCGTTCTTGGGTCGTGCCAGAACTGTGTAGGACATCTCGAATTCGTGTCCTTGATCGCACTGCCATGTGGTTGGCTGTCTGACTCCTTGAGGAAGTGGACCAAGCCAGGAGAGTCCCTTGGAGTGGGCAAGTGCACGATAGTCGTCGGGTGTCTTGGGTCTATTCGTCATGCAAATGTTGCAGCCGTGATACAGAAGCAGGTTGTAAGACGAAGTAAATTCGTGACCGCCGTTGCATTGCCATCTAGTCTTGTGGGTCGTGGATCGAGGAAACGGGCCAAGCCAGGAGAAACCCTTCGTTCTGGCAAGCCCGTGATAGTCTTCGGGTGTTTTGGGTCTGTTGCCTGCGCATATGTTGCAACCGTGGCCGTGGCGGATTGTTGCGTAGGATGTCTCGAATTCGTGTTGGTTGTTGCAGAGCCAGCGTGTCTTGTCAGTGCTTCTGGGCGGCAATGGTCCAAGCCAGGTATAGCCCAAGCGCTGGGCAAGGATCTGGTAGTCGTGCGGGGTTTTGGCTTTTCCCATCTGTTTCGCTGTTTGTCGCAGACAAGAACGCCCTGGGCTGAGTCCGAAAGTGTGACCAAACGGACAGCTGCAGGGCGTGGTTGTCAGAATAGCATCAGTTGTTCTTTCGGACAAGTCCGTTTGGTCACCAGCATAGTATAGCACAGTTGTTCGGTATCTCGAATTCTTGGAGCGCCTATTTCCTGCAAAGGAGCAAACTAACATGATTGGCAATCTCTTTACCGTTACGGTGCATCTGCATGGGACGTTGGCGGCGAATGCGCGGGGGGAAGTGGCGCTGCCGCGGGGTTGTTCGTTGATTGGGGTGTCGAGTTCGAACAGTGCGGCCAGCAATGCGGTCCTGGACGTGGGGCGGTCGGATGACCGGGACGGCATCTATGCGGCGCAGGCGATTGGCAACAGTGGTGCGGCTGGGCTGTTGACGCCGGCAGAGAACAACGGCGCGCTGGCGAAGGCTGGGGTGGCGTTCCAGTTCCAGCGGGGTGAGGTTTTGGCGTGGGACTTGGATTTTGACGGGTCGTCGGGCACGCCGGCAGCGAATGCGGAGATTGTGTTTTTCTTTAGTGAGTCTTGACGGTGGACGGTGGACGACGGACGGTGGACGGTGGTCTGTTGTTCATCGTCCTGCATGGTGCGGTGAGGCGATAGGGGTTGGGTGGCTGTGAGTGGGTGGTTTGTTGTGGGTTTGGTGTTGGGCGTTCTGACCGTGGCGGTGTTAGTTGTGGCAGGAAAGGGGGATAGGGATGGACGTGCAGGCGAAGACGAAACTGGTGCGGATCGCTGGGGGGGAGGAGTTTGACCTGGTGGCGGCGATCCGGCTGCTGGCGTCGGCGGTGGTGGGGCTGGTGGATGAGGTAGACGAACCTGGTGGGAACGAACTGGCGGAACGGCTGAACAGCCGCCTGGCTGGGATGCTGACGGCTGCGGGCTTTGCAGACGTGGAATCTGTCCGGGCTGCCACGGATGAACAGTTGCTGGCAATCGACGGAATCGGGCAAAAGGGGCTTGAGTTGATCCGGGGACGGCTGTAGAACGTAGAGCGTAGAACGTGGAACGTAGAACGTAGAACGTAGAACGATCCTCAAGTTGGAATAAGCTTCCACATGGCGAAGCCCGTTCTACGTTCTACGTTCCAACGTTCTACGTTCAGGGGGGTGAGGATGATCGATAGGGTTGTGTTCCGCATTGGGCCGGCGGTGGGGGCGGTGGGGATGGCGGAAGCGGTTGGGTATAGCCAGCATGTGAGTGGGAAGGTGCTGGCGGTGAGGTGGTCGTATCCGACGGGCAATACGGCTAATTCAACCGACATCCTGTTGCGGGATGAGGGCGGCGCGCAGTTGAATTACTTCGCTCTTATCGAGAATGAGAACGATGCGAGTGGGGGCGTGTTCTACCCGCGCGCCAGCGTGCAATTCGAGCCGAACGGTGCGGGGGATCGGGAGTATGGGGCTGATTTTCCGGCGTGGGATTATCACATCGTGCATGGCCGGATCCGTGGCCATCTGCGCCAGACGAATGCGGGTACGGTGGCGGAAGTGACGGTGTGGCTGGGGAAATGACGATGGACGATGGACGATGGACGATGGATGATAGACGATGGACGATGGACGATGGACGATGGACGATGGATGATAGACGATGGACGATGGATGATGGACGATGGACGATGGACGATGGACGATAGACGATAGACGATGGACGACAGACCATCGTCTATCGTCTATCGTCTAACAGGATGGGGGTGGCGATGAACCTGGCGGCGTTTCGTGCTGCTTTGCGGGCACTGATCGGTGCGGCGGTGGATAGTGGGACGTGGACGGATGCGCTGGTGGATGAGGCGTTGCGGAATGGGCTGCGGGTCTATGGGGATCGGGGGCCGATTTGGGAGACAACGTTTGTGGTGGCTTCGGGTGGTTTGGAGCAGGATTTGAGTGGTGTGACGCATCTGTATGCGGTGACGGGGTTGGCGTGGCCGTGGTATGACGGGGCGGATTTTGAGGGCAAGGCGGTGCGGTGGCGGCCGATGGGGCAGAAGAGGGTGTATCTGTTGAGTCGTGCTGCTCCGGCTGTGGGTGATGAGATGCGGGTGCGCTATCGGAAGCTCTATTTTATTCAGAATTTGGACGGTGGGGGTGCGACCACGGTGCCGGCTGACCATGAGCGGATTGTGTTGCTGGCGGGTGGGGTGTGGCTGCTGGGGATGCGGCTGCGGCAGATAGCGGAGAATCCGGCGGTGCCCAAAGAGGCGGTGGGGACATTGGGGGCGCTGCGGGATCGGTGGCAAAGCGAGTTGGATGATCGGTTGGCGGAAGCGGCGGGGATCACGCCGAACCCGGTGTGGGGGCAGATGGGATTATGAGGCCAGTATCGTCGGCGGTGTTGGCTGCGCAGCGGTTGCGGTCGCCCAGGCATAGGGTGTCGGTGTCGTTTGCCGCGAAAGGGCAAGGCTTGTATGACGAAGCGGTGGAGTGGCGGACGCGGCGGGCGGACATAGTGCCGGGTTCTGTGCTGACTGCGGTGAGTGTGGAACTGGCGGGCGTGACATTGCTGTTTCGCAGCACGGGCACGGGCGTGGATCTGTATCGGCTTACGGGGTCGCACTCGTTTGATAACCTGCCGGCGCCGGTCTCGCTGCTGACGGGTGTGAGCATTGTATCGATGGACGTAGGGAATGACGCGAGCACGGTGCGGCTGTTCTACGGGAACTCGGCGGGGCTGCACTACATTCAGTCGGGCAATCTTGGGGTGTCGTGGGGTTCGCCGGTGACGGTGGTGAGTAGTCCGGCTGTGGTGGCGGATGTGAACGTGAGGCATGAGGGCACGTGGCGGGCGGGCTACACGTCGGGCTCGGTGTCGTCGCCGACGGCGCATGTAGTGACGTGGGACGGTTCGTCGTGGGTGACGGCCGGCTTTGGGGCGGGCTGGCGCTATGTGGGGTATATCTCGGATGACTGGTATGCGTTTTTGCGGTGTACAGCGACAGCGGGGGATCGAATCGTAAGCCGGAAGTACACGACGGGCGGTGGGTTTGCTGGGGATGTGGTGCGGCTGGACAGTGTGCCGGGCGGGTTGTTGGGGACGGGCATCAAGTGGGCCAGCATCGATGATTTTCTGGGTGCGCGGATGATGTTTGTGTGTGAGGGCGGTCATGGGGGTGAGTATGTGGTGGGTTTGTCGGCGGTGTGGGTGTATGATTCGGGGGCTGGGGCGGAACCGGTGATGGATGAACCGATCCTGTTTCCGGGTCTGCGGTCGGGCGGCGTGCAGTGCGAGTATCGGGGTGCTGGGCGCGGGGACTGGTGGATCGTGGGGGGGACGGGTGCGGTGCGTGGCGTGCGAGTGTTTGCGCCGGATGGGGAGTATGTGCCAACGCGGTATGTGTATGAAGATCATGAGTTCCGTGTGGAGTTTGCGGCGTCGGCGGCTCCTCCTCGCGGCGTGCGGGTGGGCATGGTCTGTTTCGTCAAGCGGGGCGTGTGGGACATGAGCGGGGCGGGCGGCGTGGAGCAGGTGGTAACGGTCGTGTATAGAGTGGAGTATGGGAAAAAGTTTGTGCGGCTGCTCTTGCGCGACGCGTATGGGCATCTGGCGTCGTCGAGGTTGCGGCGTCCGGTGCGGATAGCGCCGGGCGAAGGCGGGGAGATGAGCGCGCTGCGTGCGCTACGGATGGTGGCGGCGCGCTGCGGATTGGAGGTGTTCCGTGATTACGTGGAGACGGGGGAAGTGGCGCGGATCACGGGTGAGGCGGGGGAATCACTGGCGGGCGTAGTGGGGCGAATGGCGCGTATCAGCGCGGTGCTGATCAACCATACGGGCGATGATCGGTTGGCGCTGGTGTTGATACCGGTTGAAATGGACCCGGAGATAGAGGCGGGGTGGGCGAGCATCAGCGGGCGTCATCCGTACCAGGCGAGTGGCGGCGGTTCGCGGGTCATCTACGAGCAGGAAGACGGCACGGCGCTGGAGAGTGCGGGCGTAAGCACGCGGGCGTGGGATTTTGTGCAAGTGGCGGATGCGCGGCGGTACTCGTTGTCCACGGTAGTGGGGCTGGTGAGTGCTGATCCCGAGGATGGGGGATTGGTGGTGAGTCGGGACGGGCCGCGGGTGGAAGGGCTGCGACCGGTGGCGGTCTATCAGGTCAACCGGACGCTGTATGGCGCTGCGGTAGAGGATGTAGCGTTGGCCGAAGCGCGGCGGCAGCGGTCGATGCAGATAGACGGCTGGCTGGACACAAATTGCGATTTGGGTGCAGAGTTGTACGACAACGCCACGATCACCTTTCTTGACGGCATGGCGGGCGAATACGAAGTGTTAGAGCGTGAGTACCGGATTGTTCGGTTGCGCGAGGAGTGGGAGCGGGGCCGGCTGACGCAGCGTTGGTATCTGGCTGACCGGGAATGGTGGAATCCGATATAGGAAGTGGGGAGTAGGGAGTAGGGAGTGGGGAGTAGGGATTCTGGTTAAGAGCCAGGTTTCCACGTGGCGAAGCTAATTCCTACTTTTGAATTTTTGAGAGGGGCGAAGGGTGACCGTATCATCTGATTATCAGATAAGCATGAGCAGTGAGACGGCGGGTCTGTTGGGTCTGCCGTTCAAGGCGTCGCTGGGGGTGGCCGTGGCCGTGGGCGGCGTGGGCGATCCGGTGACGGTGGTGCTGCAGGATGGGCCGGGGGAGGAGTTGATTGTCTATCCCTTGCCGTATTTGGTGATCGAGGCGGGGGCGCGGGTGTGGGTTGGGTGGTTCTCTGGCGTGCCCGTCATCGTGGGTGGGCTGTCGGGGGTGACGATTGATGGGGGTAGCGTTGACGGTCTCGATCCATGGGCGATAGAGGGCTTTGACGAAGCGGTGATGGACGTAGTTGGGAATGAACTGATCTCGAGCTCGCCGCGGATAGAATGGACGTACAACGATGCGCTGGACTCGTTGACGGCAGACATTGTAGAGGAGTCGATCACGGGCGATCTGATTGACAGTGGGCAGATTGCAAACGGTCATTTGGCG